GAACGATACGGACAAGACGGCGAACCACTTACGTTAAAAGATTTAGTAGAAGAAGTAGCACAAGGTAACCCAAAGTTACTTAAGCAAAATTCTAATACTCAATCTGGTTCTGGATTAAGACCAGGACAGAGTAAATTTGCAGGTAGCAATTTAGATGCTATACCAGATTATACGAAAGATCCAGCCGCTTTTAAGCAATGGAAAACACGTAATGGTCTAGGTAGAGGTGTCGGTATTAAAGGTCTACAAGTAAGTGTCTCTGATTCTAGTCCTAAACGGAACTAATTTGTTTAAAGCCAATTAAAATATTTTTAAAGGAGATTAATCATGGCATACGTATTAGGCGGAGTTAATAATGAAGCAGATGGCTTCACATTCGCAATAGCAAACTTTGCATTGGAAGCAATGCATGAGTCACAAGGTCTTGTAGACTATACAAGAGTAGTGACTCCAAATCAAGGTGACACGTACTTAGTTCCAAACTTTAGTGCTATCACATACCAAGACTACGATCCCAACGCGGCACCTGGAACAGGTTTCGGAGTTGGTGGTGCTGTAGAACAGAACCCTAGTCTTGCACAACGTTCTATCCAAGCAACGCCAGCAGTAGCGGCTACAGCATTTGATGTGTTCTATTCATGGACAACATCATTTGAATTAGCAGCCACTTTAGGTGAAGAATTAGGTGGATCATATGGTGAAAAAGTAGATCAACGTGTAACAGCGGCATTTGTGCAAACAGGTGGAGCGGCATTAAGTACTACAGGTTTCAAAAACACACCAGCAAACACTTCTGCTATACCAGCAGTCGGTGATGGCTTTGCAGTCATTAGTGAACTAGGTGCAATGGAACTTCAAGTAGATGGCGGCGCAGTTAACGCGGCTGGTTCTGCTGGTTTTATTTCTAACACAGTTTTAGGACTTGTTCAGTTAATTAAACAGAACTACACAGTTGCAAAACTACCTGGAACACCAATTATTGTTTTAGATTCTAATGGTACTACACCTGCAGGTGTTGCTACACAAGGTTCTTCAATGCTTAGAGCATTATCAGAACTATCAGGTGGAGCAGTAGGCACAGCAGGAACAGGTGGATCAGCAATTACTTCATTAGGTGAAGAACTACTTGCTACAGGCACACTAACAAATCTATATGGATGTAGAGTTATTTTCTCTAACTTCTTAGTAGACGTTGTTGCTGATGCTGGTGGAGCAACACCAACTAATGGTAACATTAATGGTGTCGCAACTGCTGTAAAAGTAGGAGCATACTTCCATGAAACAGCACTATTCACAGTTCTAAAAGAAGGACTTCAAGTGAAGATGGGCGAGAAACCAGGTGGACTACAAATGTGGTTAACAGGTCTTGCGTATATGGGTGCAGGCGTCGCTGATCGAAGACGTGGTGGAGCAATTAATATATCTCAAGGTTAATTGAGTTAATAGTATAGGAATAATATAATGTCAGTACCGTTTCAAAGAATATCAAATGCTACAGTAGCAGATATCATTTTTTATGATCCTTCTGCTGAACGCCGTGCATCTCAAATGCAGATCGATTGGGATACTTACTTTAATGTAGGGTCACAAGAAATCTTGTATACACTTGAGTTTGGATGGTGGCCTGCATATTGCGATACAGTAATGGGAGCGACACTATACTCTAATTTGCCCAACGGACAAATGATCTCAGCATTCAATCCAAATCTTTTAATTAAGAATGATCAAACATTAATCAGACTCGATACTTTTATGGCGACTAAAATCTTCTATGAAAGTATTGTTTCTGATACTAGTAACGTTAACTCTGTTGACGCCGCTAACTATGGTCATGCTTTAGAAAGATATGAGAAAGAATGGGAGAAAGCACTACAGTTAATGAATTTTTATGATCTAAATCAGGATGCCCCTGATGGACCAACTACTAAGTTAGAAGAAAACTGGACAGCAGATCCAGACTATTTTAACAATAACAGGAGATGGTTCTAAGTGGCACTTCCATTAGTTGACAAAGCAAAAGTAGTAACATACTTAAAAACTGTTGCGAAAATACAGACACCAATCATAGAAGTGTCTAGTACTTTCCCTTCAGAAGACGATAACATTGCTTATGGTCTTTATGTTGACGATGTGACTAATAATAGTAGATCAATAAATCAACTAGGAGTACAGGCTTGTGCATCAATGTATGATGCAGAAGATCAATTTAATATACTTTATATAAGTTTTCAAAATGATCCTCAAGCACCTGTAATTCTTAGTTCAATTAACGACTTGGCTGCAAATGTCACTTTCTTTGATGGTTATAAATCAGTAGAATTTGACAGAGATGTGACCATTGGACAAAGAAGTGAAATACACAACTATACTTTTACTTTAACTAGACTTGAATTTAATAACGCCTACCAATCTTAAAGGAGACTAATCATGGCAACAGTAAATAATATAAATGTCAATACAACAGGGTCTTTCCCTCACTTGTACTTGTCAACAGACCCGACAGCCTTCACAGGCTCTCAGGCAACATTCGCAAGTTTGGATTTGTTACCAGTTACGTGTCTTACAGACGTAACTATTAACAATTCTACAGGTATCTACAGTTTTGTAGACTTCTGTGGACCAGACATGAACAAACTAACAACACCGGCTGATAACTCAATCGATGCTAACATTGTGTTAGACTCAGTTGAATTCTTTGGTGATGCTACTCATACACCTGCTACAGGTGCACCATTCTATGGTGTAAATGGGCTTTCATCAAACAAAATCGAAGTACAATTTATACTTGTACTGAACGGTGATGATTCAGTAGCAGATGGTATTGGAAAATACTATTATCAAGGTAAAGGTTTCATTACTTCAATCGCACCTACAGTGAATCCAGACGCACCAGTTTGGGTATCACCAATTTCGATTGCTGTAACAGGATCATTTACTTCTGGTACTATTGTAGCATAAGTTTGTAGAAAAACAGATCGTAGAGACGTTGGTATCAACGTCTCTGCTTTTTAACAATTTATAAGGAGAAACAAATGAGCAATTCAGATGTCTGGCTAAAATCAGACGAAGACAAATTAAAATCACTTATTAGTGATGAAGCAAAAATGATGCCTATGTTAGATAACATGCAGGCAACAATTCGACAACTCAAAGCAAAACAAACATTTAGACTAGCATTGTTAAATCAACTGCTAGAAAGCCTTGATGGCAATACTAAATACAATAACAACAATTCATAACGGAGAAACAAATGAAACTTTCAACACTAACCAAAGAACCACAACTAATCGAACTCTTAATTGACGATAAAGACATCGTTAAAGAGTACGGAGAAGCCCTATCGTTTCACACGTGGGACAGACAACCAATGCATATCTTTACTCAGTTAGCCAACATGTCACAAGACAATGATGGTAAACAAGATATTGGCGGAATGTTAGATTTAGTAAGAAAACTTATACTCGATGAGGACGGAAAAGAAATCATCACAGACAAAGCAAGTCTTCCAACAAATGTATTAATGTCAGTTATCGGAAAAGTAACTGAGACGTTGGGGAAGTAACAAACGAGGCATTAGATGTAAAATCTGCAAAGATGACCTCGATTATGCAGATAGATACAATTGGTAAAAGATATGGTCTTTTACCAAGTGAAGTAATTAAAAAAGCAGATTCTTTTGATCTGTTTATTATGGATGCGGCCTTAACATTTGAGCAGTATCATAATAAGAAGTCAGAAACTGGTAAAGAACCAGTACCTGATTATTCAGAAGAAGAATTATTAAAAATACATAAAGGAAACAAGAATGGGACTTAAAGTAAATTCATCAGTGTTTGAAAAACGCATGAAAAAACTTTCTGACCTGCCTAAGTTTCTTGTAAAAGATGCTTTAAAGATTACAAAAGAAAATACCCCTGTTGCTTCAGGCAACGCAAGAAACAATACAATAATTCAAGGAAACAAAATTGTGTCTAACTATGCATATGCAGGCAGACTCGATGATGGGTACAGTAAACAAGCACCCCAAGGTTTCACAAAGCCAACAATTGAACAACTAGATGACGATGCAAGTAAATTCGTTAGGAAAATTTAATTATGGCACAAGATATCAAAGTAGCATTAACGTTAGACAACAAACAGTTTAACAGTGCATTAAAACAAAGTGAAAAGAATGTAAAAGGTCTTAAAACATCAACTGCTGGCACAACAACTAGTGTGCAAGGATTAGTTGGTGCATTTCAAGCATTTATTGCGATTGGAGCAGTTAGAGAAATTGTTCGTTTATCAGATGAATTTACAAGTCTTAATAACAGACTAAAAGCAGTAACAGCAAGTGAAGTAGAAGCGGCTACAGCACTTAGACTTGTACAACAAGTAGCAAGTGAAACTCGTAGTGACTTAGGTTCTGTTGCAAGTTTGTTTGCAGACATTACTATTGCATCAGAAGAACTCGGTTTATCACAAGAACGTGTTGCTGGTATAACAAAAGTATTCTCACAATCATTAAAAGTATCTGGAGCAGATGCTGGTACAGCCGCAGGTGCGATTAGACAGTTTGGTCAAGCATTAGCATCTGGTGTTTTACGTGGTGATGAATTTAACTCTATCAACGAAGCAAACAGTAAGTTCATGGGAGAACTTGCTAAAGCATTAGGTGTTACTCGTGGTGAATTACGTGAACTTGCAAGTCAAGGTAAAATTACTTCTGAGATAATGATCGATGCCACTGAAAAGATGGCTTCTACAGTTGAAAGAGACTTTCAGAAAACAACTGGTACAATTGCAGATTCATTTACTAATTTACGTAATGTAATCTTAGGTACAGTTGGAGAAATAGGAGATACTTCTGGTGGCATGAATTCATTAGCAAATGCTATTAATGATTTGGCTGCCGCACTTGAAAGTCTTAAACCTGTTATCGGTATTGTTGGAACTTTATTAGGATTGTTAGGATCATTAGTAATCATACTTGCAAAATTTAGAATCTTTACTGCTATATTTAAAGGCTTTGGAGATTCTATCTTTGGTGTTACTAAAAAAGCAGGTGGCTTAGGTGCTACATTTATGACTATTGCTAGAGGTGGCAAAGAGGCTACAGCAGTACTAGCAACACAAGGTCCTATAATGAAAACTTTAGGAGGTTTAGTTGCTTGGTTTAGTAATTCTCTTAGAGGTCTAATAAGTCAAATCAAAAACCTTGGTTCAGCACAAGGGTGGAAAAACTTCTTTAAAAACAGTCTTAATCCTTTTAAAGGATTGACTATGCAAACTCTCACATTTACAGGTGTTTTAAAAGGTCTTGCAAAAGGACTTTTAGCAATAGGAAGAAGATTCCTTATCTTTACATTAGTATATGATTTAGTTAAATTGGCTACTAAAGCACTTGCAGGCTTAGTTGATGCTTTTGGAAGATTATTTGGACTTGACTTAGGTTGGTTTACAGCAGTCAACGGTTTCTTTAATAGCATATCAGATGCAATAGACAAAGCATTCCTAAAAGTTGGTAGTTTTATTAGTGAATGGTTAAATCTTAAAAAAGAAGTTGAAGATATAGACACAGAAGGCGCTGTTAATCAGATTAACGAGATTACAGAGCAATTAAATCTACAACTCGAAGCACAAAAAATGCTTAGAGAAGAAACTAAACGACTTAAGAAAAGTTATGATGACTTTTACAAAGACTTATTTGAAGGTGCTAGAGATTCAGTAGAAGAAACAAATAATGTAACAAGAGCAGTAGAATATTTGCTAAATTCAGGCTTACAATATAGTCAACCTAAAGTCTGGGCTAAAATGATGGAAGAGTTAGGCTATACTGTTGATGGTGTTACGCAAGAAAGTGTAGACTTAGCAGAAGCCGCAATAGAAGCAGGTAAAGCATTTGCAAAACTAAACAAAGAATTAAATGCTGATTTCTCAATGGACGACCTTAAGTTCGACCTTGAGATGTTTAACTTAAGTGAAGTAGAGCAACGTGTTGCACAATTAATGCGTTCTTTAGATAAAACTTTTGCAGATAATAAAATTGATTTACAAGAGTTTATAGATACTGAAGGCTTAGATGCTAGTGTTAAAGCAGATGCACAAGCAGTATTAGATAACTGGGATAAGTTAGTAGAAGGTGCTAAATCAACAGCAGAAGCACTTACTAGATCAATCTTTTCTAAAGAACAAGACGAAGCATTTAAAGACTTTAGAGAATCAATTTCTAGTGCAGATACTTTTGATGCATTAGAAGCATTAAAATTAAGATTGACAGAATTGGCTACACAAGGCGATATTACAGCAACACAACTTGCTAATGGTATGAGATTAATCAATGAAGCAATTGCAAGCCTTGATGCTGGTGAGGGTGTTAAACAAACATTAAAAGAACTTGCAGAAAGTTTTACTCCATTCCAAATGGCAGTAGATGCTACAAACGCAGTATGGGGCAATATGTCTTCTGCTATTGACGATTTAGTAGATAATGGTAAAGCATCATTTAGTGATCTTGCTAAGAGCATTGTAAAAGACTTAGTTAAAATGATTATGAAAGCATATCTGTTTAACGCAATTATGGGTCTTGGTGGAAAACTAGGCTTTGACATGTCGTTTATGAAACGAGAAAAGGGTGGTTCAGTATCACAAAATACACCTTACATGGTAGGTGAGAAAGGACCAGAACTATTTGTACCAAGTAGTGCAGGTAGCATTGTACCTAACAATGCATTAAGTCAAGGTGCTAATTCAGGACCTGTAACAAACAATTATATTACTAATAACATACAAGCATTAGACTCTAAATCAGTTGCACAAGTATTTGCAGAAAACAGAGAGTCTTTATTAGGAACAGTAGAATATGCTCGTAAAGAAACAGCATACGGAGTTTAACGATGGCAGCCTTACAAACAATTATAGATAACTGCAACGGAATGACGATCAATAGACGTAAAGTTGTTGGTCAACAGATTACACGTAATCAGATACCTCGTGTATCTACAACACCAACAAAGAATCCATGGACACTAGAACTAGATATGCCTACATCATTTCAGTATAACAATGCTAGAGCATTAATGGAGTCAGTAGACACATTAGATCGTACTGGATACGAAGATGTAACGTTTTCAAACAATGCTGATTTAAGTTGGATATTTAGATATCAAGGAACACTGCCTTTAACACAATTAAATCAAATGACAGTATCTAGTTTTGTAGGTAATCAATTAATATTAAGTAATTTGCCCCCAATTAATCAAAACAGAGTTATATTTGAACCTAATGATTTGATACAAATCGCAGGTTTTCCTTATCCTTTTACTTCTACTACACAAGTTGTTAGAGGCACTGGTGGAACAATTATAGTTACTACACACAGACCCAATATTATTACAGGTAGTATTACGGGCTTAAATATACTTGTAGGAAATAGTTGCATTTTTAGATTGTTTTGCCCTAACATGCCAGTTTACAAACTAATTGTAGGTGGTAGAGAACTCTCAGCAGGTGGAACATTAGTAGGAAACGCATTGATTGAGTGGTCAGACCCATTTCAATTATATGAGTACGTAGGAACAAGTTAATATGGATACAATACCAGCAGTTGAGAATAGTCCTCCGCAGATTAATAGTGCGGAGTTTGTACGTGTTACAATTTACAACGACTATGAAGACCCAACTGATACATCAATTCTAACAGCATCATCAGCATACAAAGACGAGACAATTGACGGTCAAATCTTTTCTGCTGTAGGTGGACTTATGGCTGTAGGTGGACAACAAAAAAGCATAAGAGTTACAAGTGCTGACACAACAGTTGCATTGAGTGGTATACAAGGTACATTAATTAACACAGTTTTAGGAACAAAGATACGAGGCAGTGAGTTAGAAATATGGCGTGGTTTTTATGACGATGCAGGAATACTCACTAGTACAGCAAAAAGATTTACTGGTATCATTACAAGTTATAATATTAACGAAGATCGTGCTGGTAACGAAGACAATTTTACAGTTTCTGTAAATGCAAGTAGTTATAAAACAGTGCTATCAAACAGAATTGCAGGAAGAAAAACAAATCCAGAAAGTTGGACGTTCTTTAATCCTTTAGATAGTTCTATGAACAACATCTATTCTATTGCTTCACAGACATTTGACTTTGGTAAAGAAGTTACATCTACTAGAAGTGGCGGCGGAGGCGGCGGCGGAGGCGGCGGAGGCGGCGGTCGAAGACAACAACGATGATTATACGAGAAGCAAACAAATATGACTTGCCTTATTTTATCGAATTGATAGAAAAACTAGCAAAATCAGAACATATCATGCGTTATAACTACGAAAAGTTAGATCATACGCATTTAAACATGATTTTCTCTACAATATTAGCAGGCAGAGGCGCAATGTTAGTTGTAGAAAACGAAGAAACAAAGAAATTACACGGAATGGCGGCTGGACTTATCAATCCTCACTTATATGCCCCACATATTTTGATTTTAACACAAATTATTTTGTGGGTAGACGAAGGATTTAGAAAAACAGCAGGATTTAAGTTGATGCAAGCCTACGAAGACAAAACAGACGAGTATATGGAAGAAGAACGCATTAGATATGGCGTAATTACTGCTTCTCAACCGTTATTTGAAACAGATTTTAGCAAGTTCGGCTATACAATGGACGAAAAATGCTGGTCACGAGGAGAATAGAATGCCACAGGTAGTAGCCGCAGTAGTAGGTGTCTTTAACGCAGTAGCAGGGTGGTATGCTGGACTAAGTGCGGCAGCCGCATTTGCAGTACAAACAGTTGTTGTGTTTGGTGTTAGTAAAATCATGGCAAAACGTGCTATGGGAGGCTTATCTCAAGGAGAAGGTGGAGGTAGAGTACAATTACCCCCAGCAACAAACAACGTATTGCCTGTAGTATATGGTAAAGCATACGTTTCTCCAGTTATTACAGATGCAAAAATATCAATAGATCAAAAATTTATGTGGTATGTTTGTTCGTTATCAGAGCATACAGATTCTACTGCTGGTAGTGGCTTTACATTCGGTGATATCTATTGGAACGGTAATAAACTTAATGGTATCAGTGGTACAAGCAATAATGTTACTAGTTGGACTAACAATGCACAACAAACAGACAGTAAAGTTAATGGATACATAAAAGTTTACAAGTTTCCTAATGGTAGTACATCTGGTACAAACACTGGTGGTTTATCTGCTAGTGCTATACTATCTGATGCAACAACTGGTGGCGGTATTCAGTCAAATATACGTTGGAATAGTAGTTTATACACATCTGGTGGACAAAGTCCAGATATGACTAACACTTGCTTTATGATTGTTAGAGTAGAGTACAACCAAGATGCAGATACAGTAGGATTAGGGTCATTAACTGTTGAGTTAAACAACTCGATCAATAAGCCAGGCGATGCAATTAAAGATTATATGCTTAATTCACGTTATGGTGCGGCTATACCCCTCTCACGCATCGACACAGCATCGCTAGACGATTTAAATACTTATTCTGATCAATTGATCACATATACAGATGTAGACGGATTTACAGCGTATCAGGCTCGTTACAGAGTCAATGGTCCAGTCAATGTATCTAACAATTGTTTAGACAATTTACAAGAATTAGTCGATACATGCGATTCATGGCTACAATACAGTGATATAGAAGACAAATGGAAAGTAGTCATCAACAAAAAATATGATGAAGCACCTAATGCTGTAACAACAGCAGACTTATATCATGTTAAAAGTGGCGTAAACGACACTGATGCTAATTTAGTTGGTGGTATAAACATAAACCCTATTGATCTAAATGCAACATACAATAGTTTACAAGTTGCATATCCAGATCAATCAATTAGAGATCAAACTAACTATGAAATCTTTGATTTTACAGCACCTGGCACTGCTTGGTACAATCCAGCACTTTTAAGTCCTAATGAGCCAGATAATAAACTAGACATTGATTTCCCTCAAGTAAACAATTACATACAATCTTCTTATCTAGGTGTACGCAGACTTTTACAATCACGTGAAGATTTAGTTGTAAGTTTTCAAACAGATTACTCTGGTATACAAGTAGAAGCAGGAGATGTTATACGAATTACGTCAGCAGAATATGGTTGGGACGCACCTCTTTTTCCTGATGGTAAATTATTTAGAGTAGTACAAGTACAAGAAATTAAAGACGTAGATGGTAGTTTATATGCAAAAATACAATGTTTTGAGTATAACGAAACAATATATGCTGATAATGCACTAGTAGACTTTGAGTTGTCAGAAAACACTGGATTAGAAGATCCAAATATTATACCTACCCCAGCCGCACCAGTAGCAGACATTATTTCAGAAGCATCATTAAGTGCAATTAGAGTTACTGGCACGACACCAAGTGGAGGTGTTGTACAATATATAGATTTTAACTATGGTACAGATGCAGACTCATCTACACATCAATTATACAGAACAATCACACAATCGTCTGGTAATCCTTATCCAGATAGCACTACTGTTGTTATAGAAAGTAATGACTTGCCTATTGGTGACTATTATTGGTCTATTACTGCAAGAAACGACAGAGTAGGTGTAAGAAGTCTTTCTAGTAATTTAATTAACTGGTTAGGCTCTAATATTACATCATTTTATGAAGTTACAATTGCTAATGTAAACAACACAGGTAATTTATTCTTTACAGACGCCGCAAA